AAGTCCAAGATTTTTGACCTTCGAGAACCTCCATCCAGCCTGCGCTGTCTTTAGTAGAGGTGTCTCTTGTTGCCATTGTAACGCTTAAGGAAGCGCTTGTCATTTTACCTACGGTCTCCCATGTTGCTCCGTCGGTGCCAATGCGTACTATCACATCGGTGCTATTCATTACTGATGTACTTGCTGCCATCTTTTTGTTTTTTAATTTCTTACTATTCTAAACACTAAATCAACTGAAACCGCAAAAGTCTCTTCGTCTACATTGAATATCTCAGATTGAGAATCAAAGCCACACGATTGAACTATTACTCCTTCTATTGTTTCCTTCATTCGTACAAAAACCGTACGTATATTTTCTACAGCCGCTTGTAATATACTAAAGCTATCACCTACAAGAGTAAGCTCAATATTTACTATATCAATATGGCTGTCTGCATCTTTACTGCCTTCAGGTCTGATGCTTGTAGTATTGTAAATGCAAAAAGGTCGAGCTGTTGTCTGAGCTCCTACCAAAGGATAAACACGACCTGCAAAAACACTGTTTAAGTTTGAGGTGTTATCAAATTTGTATTTTATTACTTTCCCTATCATCTAAGCCCTTGCTTTTGTGCAAATTTAAGTTTCTTCACTTCCTTATTTACTTTTTCAGTAAAAGTTCTTCTGAACTTAACCGTCACTTGCATTTTAGCCGCTGACATTGCTTTTTCAGCAAATCCTTTGTTGTCTCCTGTATAACGTTTGCCGCCTATCCTTAACCAGCCAAAGTTTATAAATCCAGCATACCAACCGCCTTTGTTCTGGCTTTTAAAAGAGCCCGACCTTCTTGGTCCTACTGAAGCTCCAAACCTTCCTCTTTTGTTTAAATTCCTAGGAAATTTAATTCCTACGCTTCGTGTTAATTGTCCCGGTTGTATTTCAGCATATATTTTTCCGTCTCTATATACCTTAAACACTTCATCCGAATCTTTAATGTTTCTTTTGTAAGATGCAACCATAGGCTCTAGGGCTTCCCTAGCAACCTTTTTTAGTATCTTCTTACGTACATTATCATCTAATCTTTTAAGGCTCTTAATAGCCTCCTCAGCACCTACCATCTTAACGCTAAACTTTTGCATTATTGCGCGTCTGACCATAAACAAACCAATTTCAAAAATGCCTTGCGAGCATCTGCTATTTGGATTGCTTGAATTTTGTAAATGTTGTTGTTGTATGAAATACGCATTTCTTCATTAACGTCTGCACGATAACGAATAATAAACTGCACTCTTTTAGTCGCAGCAACCATATCTCCATCTTCTCCTTCACTACCTATCTTTTCTTCTACATTAGCCCACACTGAGGCTAAAGTAGAGAAAGTCTTAATCTGTTGCCCAAAGGCATCCGTCATTTCAGTGAACGTTTTTATAATAATACGACGGTCTAATTGTCCAGCTTGCTCAATCATTAAAATGTAAATATTCTAAATGGATTAAACAAATACTCGCTAGCAGTCGGTAATCTATGTACCCTATCTTCGCGCTTGTCATATAAGTCTGAAATGATTAACAACATTCCTTGAAGCAAAGGCTTAGGAATATCTGCTACATTATTTCCAACAACATAACGCACAATGACTTGATTGATGATTCCGTTTGTCGCAAACCATCCCGCTGTAGATGCTATTCTTGCGGGTTCACTAATTTTGTCTATTACATAATAAGAAGCGGCTATAGTTTGTTCCGAACCTATCTCATCAACGTACTTAACATGGTCAATTGATTGTACTGGTCCACGAGATAAATAAATGATGTCTTTACTAATGGTGTTCCTGTAATTAGGGAACCCATCGAAAAACTCGTCTATAGTAGTCGTCACCAATATGCGGCGAGTGTAAGATTCACACATTTCACGAGCTGCACTTATTAATGCAGTAATTAGCGCGTCGTCGTCTGAGACGTCTACACGCAAAAAATTCTTTGCCTCGGTTAATGTGATAGGCTCACTTGCCGCCGGTGTTACAATCGAGTAGGCCATTTTTATCTTGTTTCTTTAGCTTTTGGTTTTGACACGCTCTTACTTGCACGCTTTTTAGCAGGCTCTGCTATTGCTTCACAGTGGCCAGCGTTCAAGAAATCTTTTGCTATATCGCTGCGGAGTTCCGCCTCCTGCCCAAGGCGGAAGCGGAACCCATTACCAGCAATATTTTTGGTAAACCTAACCTTCATTAAGCTTGTATCAAGTGCTTAACAGCTCTTGTATCCAATACAGCAGAATCAGACCGTTTCCAAGAAACAAACCCAACTTCTAAATTGTCAGCAAATCTTTCGTTAAGACGTAGCATCTGAATACCTCCAGCGTTTCTTACAACAAATTTACTGAAGTCAGCAGCTATTAACGTTTTCTTTCCAGTTGCTATAGTAGCTTCCATGTCATTGTTTACGTGAACTGGAATACCGAAGATACGGTCAGGCTCACCAACAGCCATGCTTGGAATAAATACAGGAAAATCGTTAGCAGAACCTAAACCTAGAGCACGAATAGCAGCGATAACATTATCGTGTGCCATCAAACCAAATCCTGGCTTGTTGCGGTAAGAAGGGTCAATGCTATAGATTAAGTCTAAGATTTCATCAGAAGTAATTGCACCTGCAGCAGCTGCAGTTTTTCCTAAAGCAGAACCTGTAACGATTCCAGCAGGTTGTCCTGAACCAGTACCATTTGTAAATGCCGCATTCGTTGCACGAGCGATACGCTCTCCCATTGCTTCAACAAGGAATGAGTTTAAGTCGAAAGCAGAATCTTGCAACAATTGCTGAGATACTTTCACTAAAGAGCTATAGTTGTAAGCGCTTAGTGCTTTGTTTCCGAAAGTCATATCCTGTACAGTGACAGCACCAGCTTCAGTTACTAAATTTGCATCAGTAGCAGTGTCATTCAAAGTAGGGTAATCCAATAAACCACCGCCTGCAGTGTTTAGTTTCTTAGCCAACATCTCAACAGCACCAGTATAAGCAGTAGCAACATCAAGCTCGTTAGAGAATGCCTGAGGCACTAAATAACCTCCAAGAGAATCAGTTCCAGCAACTTGGCTAGCAGTTCCTCTCTTTTGTACCATTGAACGCTCTTCAGAGTTCAAAGCACTAAAGCCATGACGTAAATACTTTCCGAAAGCTTCAGAAGCGTTAGCCTTAGGTGCAGCAGCACGAGCTTCGCCTTCCATAGAAGCGATTTCTTTTTTCATCTCAGCATTGCGCTCGATGATTTCGATTTCTTGTTTTAGACCACGAGCATCAACCTCGATAGCTTCAAACTTTGTTTTTTCTTCTCCGGTCATTGAACGACCTTCAGCTTGAGCGCCTGCTACAATTGAATCAGCATCTTTTATAAGCTGAGCGCGTTGGCCTCTTAATTCGATATTCTTCATTTAATCGAGTTTTAAAAGTTTTAATTTATATTCAAAAATTTCAACATCAGATACTTCTTCAGCTTCCGCTTTCACTTCGACCTCAGCACCCTCTGACTCTAGGGTATTATTTCTCATCACTAATTCACTTGTAGCATCCGGATAAGCAGGTTGTGCTACCGGGGAAACATCAAGTAAACGTGATACTTTTTCTATTATTCTATAAGTTTTTCCGTCACGCTCTTCCCATCTGTCTCTTTCAATTAAGAAAGCAAACGAGCTTTGTGTAACATCTCCTCTTTTCATTAGCTCTACCAAATCTTTTGCATAAGAAGTATTTGGTAAATCAATTTCATACCATAAGCCTCTTTCATCAGAGCCAATTCTTAAAGTCCCACTAGACACTCTGCCTAAAAGTAGGTCCTCATTATGATTAAAATAAGCTCTTGTGTCATTGTCTAACACAGAATCAAATGCTCCGGAAGCTATTTGCTCATAAAATCCGCCCATCCATTCAGAATCTGAATTATAAACAGCTGCATAGCCTCTAACGGTTTCACCTTCATAGCTTGCGTTTTCCATTCGGAACTCACGCTTTTCAACTACTGCTTTATGGCCTCTAACCTCCGAATCAAACTTTTCTAATGTAGAAAAATTATGTACGACATTAAGTGCTGGCTTCTTTTCAATATAGGTTTCCTCTTCAGAAGAGTAACGGTATATTCTAATGAGTGCTGCTGGATTATCGGCTGTGCCCGTAATCTTAAATCCACTGTCTGCTTCAATGTCGCCATCTCTCTCAACTTGTATTATAAGACCATAAGCATTTCCGCCACTTGTGTTCCAGCGTACAAAATCACCTACTACTAATTCGTTAGGAGCAGCGCGCTCTTCGTCTTTATAGCCTGCCTCCTGCATATCGCCTTTTCCAAAGGTAATAACAATATCTTCATCAGTCTCTACAACTGATTTGATATGGCGCTCGTTTTTATTTTC